ATGAAACTTTCAGAGTTAAGGGCGGAGGTTGCCTTTTCTCAGGCAACCGCCAGTTCTCATTCAAATGAAATTTTTATGTTTGTTAAAGGTGAGGATGGCGAAAACATATGCGTTGGAGCCACTAGTAGTTATCATTCTGCAAGGGATAAAATGTTAACCCTCAAACCAGAATTAGATTTTTATATCTTGGTTGGCGGTACACAAATGAAATTAATTAAATATAAAAGTGATATGGATAAACTCCGTATTCGTCAATCAGACAAAGAAAAATAATTTGTCACGGCGTGCCAAGCTAGTTTTGATAAGAACGGAATTGAAACTGATGCAAGCTTACCGGAAACGCCTTTAACTTTCTTCCATATTATCGGATCTCGAATGTTATCCAAGAACGAATGGCCGTCCCAAGTGATTGCTTTGATTTCCATGTCATAGGATTGGTCGTAATATTCGTCGTACTCGGCAACAATGTAACCCGCGTCTTTTAGTTTTAATAATGAGTAGATAAAGTCTTCTTCGCCATACTTGTGGAACGATTCAAACTCTTTTATGTCAGTTAAAGTTAAATTTTGAAGAAATTCCATTTTTTCTTCAAGTTCCAACAAAGCATGACGAACACAATCGTGGTTAAGTTTCATATCTTCCACCTCCTTCTTACAAATAAGGATATCACAACGAATAGAAAGGAAGATGGTTATGAGAGGCAACATAAACTTTACGGTTTTTCACAACGCTATCTATAAATTTAGAAATGACTTGTCTTTAAACCTGGAGGAAAAGAGAGCTTTACTTAATGCTTTAGAAGAAACAATTGGGGATTTTATCCCTACAGCAGAAGAATTATTGATACAAAAAGAGCGAATTGCTCGATTGGATAATATCGATGGCAAACGGGATCCTGAAGCTTTTAATGCTCTATTAGAACAATGCAAGGGTTACGAAGATAAATACTTAAATTAAACCGAAAGGATGATAAATATGAACGCATTAGAACGTATTGAAATCGAAGAATTAGAGGAAATGGAGCTTACAGAGGAAGCGAAGGAACGCTTTAAGATCACCGATTTAGATTCACTCAACTGGGCATTCCGCAAGATCGCTGCTTTAAATGAGCAAAAGAAAGAAGCACAAGAACTCGCTAAGGCAGAAATGGAGCGTATTAAAACTTGGCTAGATGGTGAAGAGAAGCCGGTTAATAATTCTATCTCTTTCTTTGAAGGATTAATCAAACTCTATCACATGGAGCAGTTAGATAAGGATCCGAAAGCTAAAACACTGAAAACACCTTACGGCAAGTCGAAAAGTACCACTAGTAAAGCTCAACCGGATCAGCAAGATAAGGAAAAGTTACTCGCTTATGTAAAAGACTCTGGACTTACTGACTTAATCAAAGAAGAGGTCAAGTGGGGAGATTTGAAAAAGACTCTTAAGGTAGTAGAGATCGATGGCAAGCAAGTAGTTGTCGATGGAGACGGTCAATTGGTTGAAGGAGCTTCCGTTAAGCCAGCCGATACTAGTTATAAGGTTGAAGTTTAATATGAGGGTTATTGTCATTAACGGTAAACCTTATGTTGAAGATGAAAAGTATGTAGGTGGTTACAGGCCTTTAACAGCGGAAGAAGAATGGAGGTTGATTTACGATGAGTGACCAAAGTCAAATCATGAAACGATTACAAGAACCATTTCCATACTCGGATATTGAATGGAGAGTTGGCAGTACTACAAAGGATAAAACGAAAGGGTTGGCTCTTGCTTATGTAACAAATAGAGCTATTCAAAACCGTTTAGATGACATCTTTGGTCCGTTCGGTTGGAAGAATGAGTACAAGGAGTGGAAAGGTAGTTCGCAATTGTGCGGAATATCAATTAAGCATGAAGGAGAATGGATCACCAAATGGGATGGTGCGAGTGATTCTAATCAGGAAGCAGTTAAAGGTGGATTATCTGATAGTATGAAACGTGCTGCTTACCAGTGGGGCATAGGGCGTTATCTATATAAAATCCCTCAAATGTGGTGCGAGCTTAAACCTATTGGTAAGTCATATGCGTTAAAGAAAAATCCGGCATTGCCAGCATGGGCGCTACCTAAGGGGAATCAAGAAGATGCGAGCCAAAGTGAATTGATCTCACCACCAATTGAAGAGGAACCTACAATGGCCACTGATCAACAAAAAGAAAATATTAAGGGAACAATCATCGAGTTATCAGCAATGAGAAATACAGATGTTAATAACATTTACCAGGCTTTAAATATGCCTCCACTAGAGCAAGTAACATACAAACAGGCGGAAGCAGCATTAAAAACTTTGGAGAAATGGTTCAAACAGGCTCAGCAAAAGGCTGAACAATCATAAGGGGCGTCATCTTAGCGGATCCGCCGCCCCTTAACCATCTAAGGAGATGATGTATATGAGTATACCACAGAAACAATTAAGTGCTAAAGAGCAAAAAAAGATGGTATATCACATTCACCTAACAAAATCTCAATGGTTTATCTATATTCTATTCACCTCATTGACCGGATTGCTTTTGCTATCTGTAATTTATATCGAATATACGCGGTACTGAGTTTTTGAAGGATACTGCGTAACAAGTGAAAGGGTGAAAAACTTGAATAGAGAAAAGGCTAGAGAATATTTTCAAAGGTGCGATTTAGATTATTCAATGGTCGCTTTAGATGATATTGATAAATTAGTTCAGATGGTAAGCGAAGAATTACAATCTTATCTTAAATTTGGTGGGGAACACGCAAAAGGAATGGATATGAAAGCAAGCAAATTGAGAAAGAAAGATGTAAAGGTATTAAAAGACGGTCTACAATATGCACGAATACAAGTAGATGGTAGCTATTTCAAAAGACGAGAAGCAATAACCTTTAGTTCAACTGGTTTTATTGGTTTCGGTGGAGAGTTAGATGATAAGAATGTAGCACCTATTTTAAAAGCGTTTTGCAAATGGTGTGATTACGTTTCTGAAAAATCTAATGTTGCATAGTACGTTGCAAACGAAACAGTAGATTGAAGGTGAGGAAATGAATTACAACCTAACAATTGGTCAGATGATCGACACGTTACAAATTGGTCAAATTGCCAGAAATAACATATACGGAACTTATGTAACTCGAAAATCCTATGGGTTTATATGGGTTAAGAGAGATGGTTCGTGCTTAGAAAATCAGTATTTTGTGATTAGTGATCTAACGATAGATAGTAAATGGGCAATTTTATAATGCTTCGAATATAAACCGACAGAGGGCTAAAACCTCTGTCTGTGAAAGGGAGATGGACATGGAGATAGTCAATTATGGAGAGCGATGTGTATTCTGCCGAAAGCGAGAAGGGGCGTTGTTATTCGATTTCATCACTGGTCATATATGGACGAGCATCGACTTTAAAAGAACTCCTCAAACCTGCGACAGAAGAATGTGCGAACAGTGTGCTACTGAATTGAGCGAAGAATTTCATTTTTGTCCTAAGTGTATCGAAACTACTAAGGAAAAAATCATAGCTAAGGAGAATGGGCATGCCAATCACAAAAGTAAGCCGAGAAATACTTAATAGAATAGCTAAACAACTACAAGCTCAATCAGAAAAAGGACTACGAGAATACGGAGTGACGATAGATGATGCCTCAGACGATCAATATAACTGGTCAGAAGAAGCGTTAGCTGAAGTAATAGACGCATCGCAATATTTAGTTAAAGAGAATATGAGATTGCGCAGAGAGAATGCCGGTCTAAGAGCTAACGAGCAGCGGGGGATTTTATTAGCTCAAATGAGAGAGGAGAAGTGTACATGCAAGTAATAATGATAGCGCACACTCAATTAAGTAAAAGTTTCCGGGATTATCTATTCGATAGAATATCGCTCTATTTGGGTCAAGAGGGGCAACAAATCGCTTTAACAGCTATTCGGACGTGCTATTCAGCTAACAAGCCGAGTGAGATAGTGACGAAAGAAGGTCATAAGTATTTTGGTGAAAAAGCAACCGACGGCGAAAAGGGGACGGAAGCCGATCGCCTGATTCGTCAGATCGTTCACAGTAAGCATTTAAGTACGTTGGAGCATTTAACTTTTACATTCGCTGTTGAGGACGTATCCAGAGCCTTGTTGGCGCAATTGACTCGTCATAGAGTGGGTTTCTCCTACTCTGCGCAATCTCAGCGCTATGTAAAACTCGGGAGCGGCGATCGGAGCGGAGGTTTCGATAATGTTAAGCCTGCCACGATCGGAGAAAGTATTGTTCCTAAATACCAATATATGACTGATAACGGATGGAAAGATTATACCGCGAACGATGTTTTCGACCAAGCTATGAGAGATGCTCAAAACGCTTATGATAAATTGCGTAGCGCTGGCGTTCCTGCCGAAGATGCTCGTGCGGTCCTACCTAATGCAGCTACTACTAATCTAGTAATGACAGCTAACCTAAGAGCGTTGTTGGACTTTTACTCTAAAAGAAAGCCAGGTAATGGAGCGCAGGGCAAAATCGCTCAACTTGCTGTAGCTTTAAAAGATGAGGTTATTAAGGTAGAGCCTTGGACAGAATCATTCTTTAATTAGTATCTCATCCAGCTATTAAAGCGGATGTATCTGTATAAGCAAATATTAATTAGGAGGTAATCCGATTGAATTACAGCATTTATTATCGTACGTTTTTTGTTTGTCGAGATTGCGACTTTAAGTTTTCTTTATTAGGGGCTCAGGCGAAATATGAAGTAGAAGGTTACTGCCCTTGTTGCGAAGGTGATATCGATTATTTATCTGTCAAAGGGATAGAGAAATATCTTAAAGGGCTAAAGGGTGAATTGGCATATATGTAGGAGACTAAGCCTCTCCTAACAAAAGTCAGGGAGGAAAAAATGAATCTATTAGAGCAATATATTCTAGAGGTTTTTAGCGTGGAGCCATATGAATCAGATTGGACCAGTGAATTTCCTGAACGAAAATTCGTGAAGGTTAATATGAAGACCACTTGTTACGGTGTAGAGATAACCGGTGATCACATCTTCAATACAGAAGAATGGGAGAAATATCAAAAGCAAGGTTATTACATGGCATAAATGGAGAGTTCGCTCTCCTTCTCTTTTTACCACAAAAGCGAACATATTTTCGGTAATATTTACCAACAAAAAGGAGGCACCCACTATTGTGTCGAGATCCCCCTAAATAAGTAGTATCTGGTTGTCTTTGTAGCTGTTGGTTAATCATTAGATTCCTCTTGGATGATTAATAGCTCATGGATTTGGCAATTAAGTACCTGGCACAAAGTGATTAAAGTATCGTAATGAACTTGGTTATTCTCGTTACGAGCAAACTTATCAAGTGTACGACGGCTCATTGTATGTCCTTGTTCTTGGATCATACGATGCAACTCGGAAACGCTGTTGATTCCTCTTTCTGCCATTAATATTTTTAAGCGATTTTTCATAATCATGGTTCTTTCCCTCCGAATGATATCTTATGGTAATCATTATATTAAATTTTATAATTATTATACAGTATTTTATAACTTTTGTAGTAAAAATGAGTCTTTATACCTATGTTAATTCGGTTGTTAGTTAACTACCTTTGTAGTAAAATTATAAATGAAGGTAGGAAAGTGAGGTGAAGTTATGAAGCTCAGACACAACCTTCGAGTACTGATGGCTAAGAAGCGAGTCAAATCTCTGAAACAATTGAGTGAATTGATCAACTACGATTACGCAAAGATAGTTCAATTCAACAATTACAACCAGAACAAAATTGACCCAATTCTTATCACGAAACTTTGTGAGTTTTTCGGATGTACTCTTAAAGACCTTCTCTTCTTGTATGAAGGAGATGATGGGACAAACGATGGTTTCCCAAAAAAAAGAAAATGTTCTTAGGATGGAGGGGAGGGAATGGATCAAGCAACACGACAACTAGAAGCTGCTCTCGTTAAATTCTTGCGAGAGTTCCAGAAAGAGAGCAGTTCTCCTGTTGCTGTAATTAGTAACTGGGAGAAAGGAACAATTCAATTACAAGTAGGAGGTAAGTAGATGAATGAATTAATTACCACTAACCACAATGATGATGGTGAAATCATAATTAGTGGTCGTGAATTGCATGAGTTTCTAGAAGTCAAAACCGATTATAAAGATTGGTTTCCTCGAATGGTAACTTATGGGTTTGAAGAGGGTTTAGACTTTAGCTCATTTTTGAGCGAAAGTACAGGAGGAAGACCAAAACGCGATCACCATATAAAACTTGATATGGCGAAAGAGATTGCGATGATCCAGCGAACTGAAAAAGGGAAGCAAGCCAGACAATATTTCTTGCAGTTAGAAAAAATGTGGAATAGCCCTGAAATGGTTATGAAACGAGCATTGCAATATGCTGATCAGAAAGTTCTTGAGATGAAGCTAGAGATTGAAAAGCAACGTCCCAAGGTTCTTTATGCGGAAGCTGTCACCGTTTCGAAGGATACAGTGTTAGTGAAAGATTTAGCTGCGACATTAAAGCAAAAAGGAATCGACATTGGTGAGAAGCGCTTATTCGAGTGGTTAAGAGAAAATGGCTATTTATGCAAAAAGAAAGGCGAAATGCGCAATATGCCAACTCAGAAATCATTAGATCTCGAAATCATTGCCATTAAGCACGGTTTGCGTACTGGATCGGATGGAGAAATGAAGAAGACGAGAACTCCAAAAATCACTGGAAAAGGTCAGATTTATTTTATAAACAAGTTTTTAGACACACGAAAAGAAGCCTAATGCTGGGAACATTAGACTTCAGTAAAAATAATCCGTTGCAAAGACTTCCTGTACTTATTATATACCATTTTGTCTATTTTGAGTACAGGAAAATGCGGATTATACGAAATTTCAGCACGAAGGAGTGTATAGCATGGCAGAAGTAAAGTGGATCAAGCTATCTACTCAGATGTTTGATGATGAAAAAATCCGGTTGATCGAACAAATGCCAGAAGCCGACACAATCTTAATCATATGGGTGAAGCTTTTAGCGCAAGCAGGAAAGACAAACGCTTCTGGATATATTTACCTAAGTGAGACAATTCCTTACACAGAAGAGATGCTTTCTACGATCTTTAATCGTTCATTACCTATAGTGCGATTGGCAATTTCTACCTTTCAGCAGTTTGGAATGATTGAAGTTTCTGACGATAATTTCATTTCAATTGCTAACTGGGATAAGCACCAATCCGTTACTGGGCTTGATAAAATCCGAGAACAGAACAGAAAAAGAGTTGCTGAACATAGGAAAAAGAAAAAGGAATTAGGATGTAACGTTACAGGTAACGGTGATGTAACCGACATAGAAGAAGATTTAGATAAGAATAAGAAAGAGAATAAAGATATACCTTTTGTCGAGATAGTAAACTATCTCAACGATACAGCTTCTAAAAATTATCGTTATTCCACTAAGAAAACGAAAGACCTGATAAAAGCTAGATGGAATGAAGGTTTTACACTAAATGACTTCAAGAGAGTTATTGATATCAAGTGTAAAGAGTGGCTAAACAATCCTGAAATGAACAACTATCTTCGCCCGGAGACTTTATTCGGTACTAAGTTTGAAGGATATTTAAATCAAAAGGAGGGTGTACCAAGTGCAAGCGTTGAGCCTAATTATGACGGATACAACTTCGACAAGGAACTTCCCCAAAATTTCTAGTGAACGTTGCCAAGGTATTCAGAATGGACAAGCTTGCAACAGATTCTTATTCATCATAGATGGCAAGAAAACGTGTCCTGCTTGTGACGTATTCGCAGAAGAAAATAGGAAGTTAGAAGATGCAAGTATTCAGGCATGGCACAGAAAAGAAACGGATAAAACAATGGCGGTCTTTAATCAAGAGAGTTTAGTCAATGAGAGATTAAAGAAAGTGACATTTGAAAGCTATGAACCTTTGAATCCTGTTCTTGAAAAAGCCAAGCGAGCAATGATCCGCTATGCTGAGAATTTTTCGAAAGATAATCCGGTTCCACTCATTCTTAAGGGTGAGTATGGACTGGGAAAAAGTCATCTAGCCTATGCAACAGCAAAAGAGATTGCAAAGAAAGGTTATACATGCATCTTTATTAGCGTCCCCAAGCTTTTAACAAAAATTAAAGGTTCATACGACAGGGGTTCAGAAACGTCTGAATTAGAGTTACTTGAAGCGTTAGAAAAGGTTGATTGCTTAGTTTTGGATGATATCGGTGCGGAACAAACGAAATTGACAAGAGAAGGGGAAGTATCTTGGTCAACATCTAAGCTATTTGAAATCATAGACGCGCGGATCGGGAAGCACACAATATTCACTACTAACTTAGATGATAATCAGATGAAAAAGCACCTGGGGCCAAGAAACTTTAGTCGGCTAATGGAAGATGTTCATCCTATTAAATTGATTGGTGAAGATTATAGATTAAGAAGATTTAAAGATTAGGAGTGTGGATATGAATCTAACAGAGTTATATACCAAGCAAGCATCAATAAGGGAAGAGTGTATCGCTAAATTTGAAGCAGGACAAATGACAACGGAAGAATTAACCTTGCTTATGAATCAAAGCTGGCAAGCTGGTCGTGAAGTAGGTAAAGCACAAGCGGAAACGGAGAGCCTTTTCAGAGAGGCGGGTTTACATGGGCAAGATCAACGTTGGTCATCAAGTAAATCTAGGGGAGCGTAGAAACATCTACATCCCTTTAGATGACATTGATTGGATATGGGATGAAGATGAATTGGAAGCGTTTCGGCATATGTGGGCAGCAGGACGAAGCATTGAACAAATTGCCAAGTATTTTAAACGTAAAGACATAGATGAAATTGTCGTTGTGGTCTTGGATCAGGCGAGAAAAGACAAGATCAAGCCGAGGGAAGGAGGCGTATTTTCGTGAGTAACAGACCAACGTTAAATAGTTTTCGCTCTAGCAAAGACATGAGGTTTGGTAATAAGGTAGCTGAATTCGATAACAGCGTAAAGGAATACAAGTTGTCTGAAGAGGAGTTAGAAAAATATCGACAAGCTGAAGTGAAAAAGCCGGTAAAGAAAAGAGGAGATGGGGATATGGCAAAGCAACCAAAGGTGATTGGTTATGCAAAGTATAAGGAGCTGGAAGCAAAAGTAGAGGTTTTACAAAAGAAGTTAGAAGAGACAAACAAGAAAGAACACGGAGAAGTGGGTTGTGAAACCGAAGAAAGAAAGGCGTTACAGACTTGTTATTATGAGGTTCAACGTTTAGAGAATTTCATCTCCAAAAAATACAGCGATGAAATAGGAAAGGGTGATCCGACGACCGGAGAGAGTGCAGTGGAAGTGGCTATAAGGTTACTAAAAGAGCAAAAAGAACAAATTGTAGAAGCTGCCATTGAGTATGAGGAGCTGGACCAGGAGCGAAGAAAGTTGCTTGAGAAAATAGCTAAATCACAGCAGCCCCCTTTTGATATCGAAAACTATTTAACTGATGATATGAAACAAGTAATTGCTGAACGTGACGCTCTTAAACAACTAGTTAAGGTGGTCTATCAATGAAACAAACTTCTGAAATGACTACAGCGGATTGGTTGGAATGGCAAAAAGAAGTGATTCGAGAAGAGTTAAAGGAAGAGGTAACCAATATCGAGGGGTGATCTTGTGAGATTGGACCAGCAACCTGTTAGAGCAGTACCTAAAGTGACAAGGAAGCCGAATCGGAAGAAAAAGAAGGTTGAACTATACAAGGGTGTTAAGGTGCCTTCTAGAAAAGCACGAGGGCAGATCGATAAAAAGAATTACGACAAAGCGATGGAAAAATACGAATACCAATGTGCGGAATGCGGAATATCTGTAGGTTTAGAAATGCATCACATTGTATTCAGAAGCGATTCAGGGCGAAAAGGATGGAGAAATCTCGTGCCTCTCTGTAAACTGCATCATGACTTCTGTCACGAGAAATTTCCGAATAAGGAATTGCGGGAGACTTACTCTGGTTGGTACGCGGATATGTGGAGAGAGAAGCATGAAATGTTATATGGACCATTCTTTGCAGCTGATAAATATGACCTCTGGAAAGCGGGGTTAATTCCAAATTGTACAGACCAGGCATTCGATAGTTTCATGGATTGGGAAGAGGTGAAAGCTTGTGACTCGCTGGGTCGTTGAATCTACAGATGCAGGACTAGTAATTGTTGTGGTATATGAGCCAGGAATGAAGAAAGAGCAAGTTAAGAAAGAGTTGAGAGGAAAACGGACGGCGCTGGTACCTGACGGTGAGGGGTATCGGTTTAAGTGATAGTCGAAGGAAACTGTGCATTAAGGAGTGAGACAAAGTGAATTTAGAAGAAGTTAAAAAGAGTGATTATAGTTGGGTGTTGGAATATCTCAAAAGGGAAACTGTATTTGATGGTCAGCGGATAGAGGAGCAGATAAATTGGCTTATAGAGCAGGCTGAACGTGTTGAAATATATAAAAAAGCATTAATGGAAATCGGAGCAAAACACGAACCTCCTGCAAGTAAGATTGCTAATGAAGCTCTTTGGAGAGCCGATTATGAAAGAAATAAGTAACTGAACAGTTCGTAAAAACTGACTTATACCCTTTTAAGACCATTTATAAAAGGTGTATAAGAATCCAACTATACAGTAACATGTCAAATTTAATAAGACAAGGGGTGTGAGATAGATGATCCATATCAAACATTGTCCTCAATATACGGATGTCTATAAAGGCAACTGGATCGTAGCGAGGATTTATGAAGATGGCAATGGAGGAAAGTTTGTAAAGGTGTTAGCGGATGGATATGATGCGGTAGCTGCAAGTGAGGCTGAGGCATTGAGCATAATTAAAGGACGAGTGATGTAGATGGGAAAACAATGCCGAGTTGATGGTTGTTATAAGGATGTTGTCGGTCTTGGTTATTGTTCAATGCATTACACGCGACTAAAAAGGTATAACGATCCACTTTTTCCGGGATTGAATGGTGGTAATAGACCTAAGAAAATCAAATTCAAAGAAGTGGAAGGTTGTTTTGTCTTAACCTCTCATAAATTGAACTCTGGTGGTTATTCGGAAATTAGGATAAGAGGAATTACTAAAAAGGTACACCGCCACGTTTATGAACAATGTTTTGGAGAAATACCTGAGGGTTTGGTTGTTAGGCACAAATGTGACAATCCATCTTGCGTTAATCCTGAACATTTAGAAATAGGAACTCAAAAAGATAATGTTCGTGACATGATGTTGAGAAATAGGCACGTTAAGGGTTCTAAAAAATCTGCGAGTAAGTTGAAAGAAACAGACGTTATAAATATTAAAAGGTTATTAAAAAAGGGATGCACTAATGTTTATATCGCTAGTTTATATAAAGTTCATAATAGCGTGATATCCGAAATAAAACATAAAAAAATATGGACACATGTCGAGGTGGTAAATTAAGTGAATAGATCAATTATTGTCGGTCGTCTTACTAGAGATCCAGAACTTAGATATTCCGGGCAGGGGGTTGCCGTGTGTAACTTTACGGTTGCTGTTAATCGCCCTTTTGATAAAGAAAAAGCGGATTTTATTAATGTAGTTTGCTTCAAAAAGACTGCTGAAAATGTAGCAAACTACTTGAAAAAAGGTAGCTTAGCAGGGGTAGACGGACGGATTCAAACAAGGAGTTATGACAATAACGAAGGACGCAGAGTTTTTATTACAGAAGTTGTAGCAGAAAGTGTGCAGTTCTTAGAGTCTCGTGGAAATGGTGGAGGTCAACAGCAGCAATCGAATCAGCAGCAAAATAATTACCCAGATCCATTCGCTAATGATGGACAACCGATAGATATCTCAGATGATGACTTGCCGTTTGGATAAACGAATTTAGGAGGTTATTATGGCTCATTCGTATGTTAGAGGGGATAAGGTACCTAAGAGTATTCCTTTCATGAAGCAGCTTCCAGTAGGGATTAAGGAAAAGAGCGTTAAGAAAGGCGACGCTATCTATGTTGATGGTGTCCCTCATAAAGTAACAGCGATTATCGGAATTGAGTTAAAAGGGCACTATGTGCAGGTTATCGGAAAATGTAAACAATTAGAGGTGAAAGAATGAATCTTCAGCGCTTATTCGAGAAACAGAGAGAATTAAAAGAGAAAATCGATTATGAAGGAATTGACAAGTACGAGAAATTGACGTTGGCTTTCATTGTTGAAATGGGTGAATGTGCTAATGATTGGCGTGGGTTCAAGTATTGGAGTCGAAATACAGAACCTAAAGAAACTCTTCTTGAAGAGTATGTAGACGGGTTACATTTCGCTTTAGAAAAAGGTATTGAATTGTTAGATTCAGAAGAAATCATGATGTTGCCCTCTTACTCCAATATGGCAATTGAGAAAAAAAGGAATGTAACAGAACAATTCAAAATGATTATATTAGCTGCTATACAGTTAGAGGTATTACGTGAAGAATCTTCTTCATATTTAGATGAGGAATACACCGTATTTTTAGAGGTTTTCTTAGGTCTTGGAGAAATGCTTGGCTTCACATGGGAGCAGATCGAACGAGGTTATTTAGATAAAAACAAGGTGAATCACGCAAGGCAAGAAAGCGGGTATTAGTATGAACAAAAGCTTTATGATCTTTGTCATAGTAGGTCGGTCGAGATGGTCAGAAGAAGCTCTTATGCAGAAGACGGATGAAGAAATAGAAAAGATCTATAACGACGTAATGGAAAAGGAAGAAGCAAATGGCACGAATCAGAAGTAAGAAGGTTAATTATTATGGTCACACATTCGATTCGGTGGCGGAAGGGGAGTTTTACCTCTCCCTTCGCTCAGATCCAAACGTGCAAGACATCATCCTGCAACCTCAATACACTCTCATAGGGGCGTTTGCTGTGCCGTGTGGCAAATGTAACGGAACAGGAAAGGTAAAGTCTAGGAAGACCGCTAACGAGGTACAGTGTCGCTCCTGTAAAGGCGCAGGAGAGAGTAAGCGTAGACCTTGGACATACAAAGCGGACTTCCTTGTGATCTATAAAGATGGCCGTCAAGAAGTGATCGATGTAAAAGGGGGATTCACTGATGCGAAATTCCCTTACGTTAAAAAGATGTTTGAATATAAAACTGGTCAAGAGTTGATCGTTTGGAAGAAAACGAGAACAGGATGGAAAAGAGGTTAGGAATGAATTGGATTGAAAAAGGACAAGTAGTGTCGTTCTTTATTCTAGTGGGATTTTTAACAGTTATGTTAGTGAGGTGAGGAAATGACTGAGCAACAGTTAACCGAATATGTAAAAGAGTTGCAAATCATTCAAAAAGAGATCGAGTATACAGATAATTCGGACTTACAATCTCTTATTCTTTTACTCTCTAAACGCTTAGTGCTAGTTGGTAAGATCTCTGCTTCTTTATCTGGTGATTATAAAAGGATCTACGCAAGACGAAAGCAAATGCACGCTGAAGCTTACATACGGGCCACTAAGAATAAAGCGGCAATGGCTGAACTAGCGATAGTGGAGATCAGAGAGAAGGAAGCGGAAGCGTATGAGGATATGAAACGGTGGAATAACGCATTTGATAGCACAAAAGAAGAGATTAATGCTCTGAAATATAAGGTGAAAGTAGGAATCGCGGACGGATCCGGACAGAACTTCTAGGAGGAATACATGTTAATAGCATTTCAAATTATTTTACTTATCCTGACCCTAATATGTGGATTGGGAGCCATTGCAGAAAAGAAAGAGGGGCATAGGAAGCAGATTGTCGCTATCTTATTAGCCGCCGTAGTAGCTATGCTTATAACAATTTATTTCTAGGAGGCCAAAATGGACTATCTCATGTTTTGTGATTATTGTGGAATGCCGAAAACTATACCTGGGCACATCATGAGAGAATATTTCTGGATAGCGTCACATGTTTATTGTAGCAGCTGTAACAAGCCAAACAAAATACCGCAAGAACTACAGTATATAGCAATGCAAATGAGGGGGAATTAAACCATGTCAAAAGCCATGTTACTCTATAAGGATTTGTTAACAGAGATAGAAATCTTAGAGATACAGAAAAGAGGCGTTGAGCGCGAATATCAAAACATCTATAACAAGTCTCTCATGGTAAAACCTAAAGGCGTCAGAGCGGTGGATTATGGCGCTGAGAGGGTAACTGGCGGGCTTGTACAAATTCCTTTTTATGATGCGATAGGGAAAGTTGAACAGGTAAAGGAGAAATATCGAGAAATCGAGCAAGAACTAGCGCTGAAATATCGGTTAAGGGACGAGATCAAAGAACACATAGAGCAACTTGAAGGGATTGAGTATCAGGTGGCGCGCAAGAAGTGGATCGAGAATAAAAGCTTGGCTGTAATAGCGAAAGAGCTCAGTTTTAGCGAGATACACATCAAAAAGATTAGCGCGAAGTTAGAGAAGAAGCGGACTGCGGTAGAGTGTTAAGCTGATGATGAGTCGCATCGGAAGGATACTACGAAGAAAAGAAAGGGTGAAAGATATGAGATATTACAAGCATTATAAAGGCGGTATTTATAAACATATCGGTATAGCTAAACATTCTGAAACACAAGAAGAAATGGTTATTTATCAAGGTTCAGACGGTCAAATGTGGGCAAGACCTAGTTCGATGTTCAATGAACTAATCGTATATCCAGAGGGGCAAGAAGTTGAACGTTTCAGGCCTCTTGGGAATGAAGTTCCTAAAGAGGTTTCAGAAAGCTTACGTATGAAGTTTGGGAAGTACAAAGGGTATTATGAATGGGATTTAGCGGTTGAATGGTTTCAGACCAGTAATGATGCTTTCTTTGAAAAATACGGCTTTAATTTTGTACCTAAAGGTAGGTTGTTTGAAGAGGCAAGAGAGTATGTTTATTGGAACGGCAGAAATAACATACAACAGAATATAAACATTGAGATTAAACAACCCGATTTAGCTCCTAGTGATGTCTTGAAAGAAATAACAAAAAGTCTAGCTAAAAGTAGTTTTAATAAAATAGGTTACTGAATAGTTCGGTCAATTTGTATACTATGGGTATACTGAAATGTTGTAAAATCCTGATATACTTATAGTATGGAAGAAATTCCAAAAAAACGCATGGTTATCTTCGACAAGATTGCATGTAGTTGATTGTCTAAAGAAGGCGACTCCTAACGAGCGGGAGTTGCCTTTTTCATGCCTCTATCGTCTAACGGTAAGATAGCTGATTTGTATTCAGTGGATGCGGGTTCGATTCCTGTTGGAGGCTTCGTTATCGGTGGCGGAATAGGTAGACGCTAACAGAGGTATAGGAGTGTCGTAGTTGCATACTGCCCTCTATAAATGCAATAAATATACTCTATGCAAGGTGCAAATCCTTGCCCGATAAACGGTGGAGAAGGTTGCCGTATTAATTCCTTCGAGTTCTAATCTCTTCCAATCTCGTTAAAATATCGAGGTTGCATCCTAGGTTATAGAGAAAAGAACAAATGAACGCTTGCTCTCTGTCGGATCGGGGTTATCTCGGTCGGTCTCAATGTGCCACATTGGGTACTCAAGCAGAGAGGGGGCGTTTTATTTTAGCTCATGCACCAAGTTGTGCAAGGAGACAGCTGGACACGTAATGCGTGCACCGGCTTTTTTATTTATTGCCTACAGCACATTGCCTATAGTGGTGAGGGGGATTCCCTCTGTGCTGTAGAGAGTGAATAAAAGGAGGATAACGGCAATGAAGGTAATTTTATCAGTGTGGTTAATTATATTTGGTGGGATGTTCTGTGATGCCGTTGTCGAGAAGCCGTTAAGATTAAGGGATTACACATTTATTGGATAACTAGAAGGACTATTGTCTCCTTTTGTCGAATTGTAGGGTGAAAGGAGGGGAGATCATGAGAATATTGCTTGTTATGGATAGTGGTAAGGAATATGAGATTGTTGATGATAATTCTAGTGTAGAAGAGTTTTTATCTAATTTGAGAACTGACTTAGGGGTTTTGAAGAACGGTTTATTGAGATACCCAACTAAAAGAGACGTTTATTTTAATCCAACTCACTTATCCTCAATTGAAGTGATAGAGGATTAAGGGGAGTGATTTGAGATACATTAACGAAGGCTACTCAGTATATGGGTGGTCTTTTTTAGTGTGTTGAACCTATAATTCCTTAGAAAGTGGTATAATTAACCACAAACAAAAGTAACAAGGGGGTGAGGAGAATGAAGAAGGTATTATTACTTTTATTATCTTGTATATGGGTATTGGGGGCATGCGGAGCGGATGCCGAAGAAGTAGTGAGTGAAGATGTTGCAGAGAAGAAAACCGAAATGACTGATACTGAAGCGTTAAATTATCTTGAGCAGATCACTTATCGATACATCGAAGGAGTAAATGAAGAGAATGGCAGTTTTGAACAAAAGAGCGCATTGCAAGCAGGGTTAAGGGCGTGTGACACTGTAATCGCAGAAATAGAAGAAGAGTACGGCGGGGATGTCACTGTCGCATCCGAAATAATTGATTTAGCCAACGGTGTCAAAAACACAATGCGAGAAGTGTTAGATGGCAATTACGATGACCTGGAAGATAAGAATTATGCAATAGGTGTATTGATTGGAAGCATATCCGAAGAATACTTAGATGGGGAATTACCTCCAACGTTAAAATATGGATTAGAGTTGGACGGAAAGTGACTAACGCTTGAAAAGAGGGGTGCCTTATGAGGTATCTCTCTTTTTGTGTGTTAAAGAATCAACCTATCCGAATAGTTAGGAGATGAGTGGTGATGTAGATGGCTAGACAACGTGATCCTAGAAGAGATGAAGCATTTGAGATATGGAAGAAGAGTAAGGGTGAAAAGAAGCTTAAGGATATTGCTGCTGAATTAGGTGTATCTGACACTCAGGTGCGTAAGTGGAAGAGTCAAGATAAATGGGAACCAGCAAAAGGGAACGTTACTAATTCGAAAAGTAACGTTACTAAACAGAAAAACGTTCCAGTTCCAGTTATAGAGAATGATGATCTTAATGACAATCAAAAAATGTTCTGCCTTTATTATCTAAAGTATTACAATGCGATTAAGGCTTATCAGAAAGCTTATGATTGCGATTATAAATCTGCTCATTCGAATGCTCATCGTATGATGGCAAATGAAGGCGTAAGAACGGAAATACAACGCCTGAAAGCTGAACAGCAATCAGGCGTTTTTTTAGATGCTCAAGTGATATTGCAGAAGTACATGGATATTGCTTTCGCTGATATAACCGACTTCCTCACATTCGGAAGGAAAGAAGTTGAAGTTGATAAGGGTGAGAATGGCGAACCGATCATGGTTGAAGTTAACTATGTGGAGTTCAAGAACTCTCATGCTGTTGATGGAACGATAGTGACTGAGGTAAAGCAAGGGAAAGACGGAGTATCCATAAAGCTCGCTGATAAGATGAAAGCTCTTGAAAAGCTAGAGAAATATGTAGAGCTGCTGTCAGATACGCAAAAGAGCAAGTTAGAAGAAGAGAAGCTATTAGCCGAAACGGTCTTAACCAAAGCCAAAGCCGAGCTTGTTAAAGGGTCAAAGAAAGATACGTCCTTGCTTGAAGCTCTTATTAATCTTAGGAGTGAGAGCGAATGATTGTATTTTCTCCTAAACAAAAGCAGATTATCACCGCTCCATACGATGTGACATTAGAAGTAAATGAAGGTACTCCCCGCTCAAGTAAAACGACGGCGGGTGTTTTTCGTTATGCGGACTACATTGCTGGTACGAGAGATGAGAATCACCTTATCGTCGCCTATAACCAAGAGCAAGCCTTTCGGCTCTTTATGGAGTGTGATGGTTTTGGACTCATGCATATATTTGGTGATCTGGCCAAGATCAAGCATGACGAAAATGGAGATCATTTGCTAGTTGATACGCACAATGGGCAAAGGAAGATCTACTACAAAGGTGGAGGGAAAGCAGATAGCAAGAAAGCCATTACTGGTATGTCGCTTGGATCTGTAGCCTTTTGTGAGATCGACTTGCTCCACATGGATATGATACAAGAGTGCTTCCGTCGTACTTTTGCTGCTAAAGATCGATATCATCTAGCGGATCTTAACCCTCCTTCTCCTAATCATCCGGTGATTAAAGAAGTATTTGAGGTTCAGAAAACTCGTTGGGTGCATTGGACCATTGATGATAATCCGATCATTACAGGTGAGCGTAAACAGGAGATACACGAAACACTCAAAAAGAATCCGTACCTTTACAAGCGAGATTGGCTAGGGCAAAGGGTAATCCCTTCGGGAGTTATCTATAGCATGTTTGACATGAAGGACAATATCAAACAGAAGCTTGAAGGTAAGAAGATTGAAATGTACTTCTCTGGTGATGGTGGTCAGAGCGATGCTACTAGCGTGAGTTGTAATATTGTCACAAGGCACAAGGGGAAGCAAAGGCAATATGATTATAAATTGAACAGGGTTGCTCATTATTACCATAGCGGTTCTGATACTGGTCAAGTAAAGGCAATGAGTACCTATGCTAAAGAAATCAAGACTTTCATCTTATGGTGCCAAGAGAAGTTTGATATAGTTCGCTCGGAAGTGTTTATCGATCCTGCCTGTAAGTCTTTACGAGAAGAGTTACATCTGTTGGGGGTCGTAACGAGTCCAGCTAACAATAACTCGAAGGATATCAAAGGATCATCAAAGGGAATTGAGGTTGGAATTGAGCGGATGCAGAGTGCTATCACAAACGAACAATTCTTACTGCTAGAAACAGAAGAGTATGATCACTACAACTTTATCAAAGAGATAGGGATGTATTGTCGCGATGATAATGGCAAGCCGATAGACGCTAATAACCACGCATTGGATGAAGCGAGATACGCAAATAACTATTATTACAGAAAATACGTGCTGTAAGAGGTGGTGAGCGTGTGATAAAAGGAATTATTTCAAAGGTTAGGAGGTTGTTGCAGAGAATGGGTATAACTAAGCATATAAAGAGCTTGTCGCAACTAAAACAGATTCCGATGGATGATGAGTATTATAAACACATCGACAAGTGGAAGGCTCTCTATCAAGGCTATTTCAGCGACTGGCATGATTTGCAATATAATACAGTCAATGGCACGAAAAAGCGCACTATGGCGACGCTAGGGATGCCAAAAGTGGTAGCTCAGGAGATGGCTTCACTTATTTTTAACGAAAGATGTGAAATCAATATATCTGATGAGGGATTATCCAAGGAGATTACCAATGTTTTTGAGCAAAACAAATTCGTCAAGCGATTCCAAGACTACCTTGAGTTTCAGTTCGCGCTTGGCGGCATGGTAATCAAACCTTACTTTAGTGATGGCCAACTTAAACTTTCTTATGTGACTGCTGATTGCTTCGTTCCGCTTAGTTGGGATAACCAAGGTATACATGAGGCGGTATTTCCTAACGAGATACGTAAAGGCGACAAAAGGTACACGCATCTGGAATGGCACTTGTGGGAAGGTAAGGAATACGTCATTAAGAATGAGTTGTTTGTAAGTGATAACAACAGCGATCTAGGCAAACAAGTTCCGTTATCTGTACTTTACCCTGATTTAGAGGAAGAAGTAAGGATAACAGCTTTCAAACGCTCTAACTTTGTTTATTTCCGTCCTAACGTCGCTAATAACATTGATATGCATAGCCCTCTTGGTATCTCGCTCTTTGCTAATGCCTTAGATACGCTAAAATCGCTTGATATTGCATTTGATAGTTATCAACGTGAGTTTAGATTAGGCAAGCGACGCATTATCGTTCCTGCTTCTGCTGTAAAGATGGTTGTGGATGGACAAGGGAATATGGTCCGTTACTTTGATGCGGATGATGAGGTTTATCAGGCGATGGGATCAGGCGGTATGGATGATCAAAAAATTCATGACAGTACCGTTGAGTTACGAGTCGAGGAGCATATAGCTGCTATTAACTCTTTATTAAATCTCTTAGCGACACAAACAGGATTCAGCACAGGCGCTTTTACTTTTGATGGGAAGAGCATGAAAACAGCCACCGAGGTAGTTAGTGAGAATAGTAAGACGTTTAAGTCGAAACAGTCTCATGAGAACGTAATTGAAGCGGGGTTAACCGAGCTAATCGACTGCGTCATTCAAACTGCCGAATTGTACGAGTTGTTCAGTCGCCCGAAAGAAAATTGGGATGTGACGGTTACTTTCGATGACTCAATCGCTGAGGATAGGGCAGCTGAGATTAATAAGCAAATTAAGATGGTTGTCGGAGGGTTGCAAAGTAGGAAGCGAGCGATCATGAAGGTGCATGGTGTGACAGAAGATGAAGCGATGGTGATATTGAAAGAGGTCGAGAATGATCAGTCGGCGTTGTATCCTAGTTTCGATAAGGTGGCTGAAGAACATCTATTAGGTGATGAGGAGTGATTGAATGGATCTTGAGCGTCCGAAAATCACACCTACTCAATTGGATTTGTGGTCCAGTAATATGGGAGAGCTTTATAATTCGCTTGAAGGTGAGATAATACGGATCATCATTAAAAGATTGAACAGTGGTTCGAATGACATTACCTACTGGCAAGCTCAGAAACTATCAGAGTTGCGATTGTTTAATAGTGAGGTCGCAAAGCATCTAGCAGAAGTGACAAATGTTGCGGAAAGTGAAATCAGACGCATGTTTGAGGATGCGGGCAGGGGAATGGTGCAAGATGTAGATAGAGCAATGCCGTATGGAACTCTGCCTCAGCCCAATAATTTAGATGACGTATTGAGAGGGTACTACAATCAAGCGTGGGGTGATATTGACAATTATGTTAATCAGACGCTTATCACCGCTGCTTATGGAGCAGGAACAGCTCAAATGGCTTACAAAAACACATTAAACCGTACCGCCGCTTTATTTAATACAGGCATCTATACGCTTGAAGAGTCTGTCGAACGCTCAATAACCGAATTAGCACAGAATGGTATTCGCACCACGTTGGCTGATAGTAGAGGGCGCTCGTTGAGCCTTGAGGGCTATGTTAGGACAACACTGAAATCTACACTAGGAAATACCTTCAATGAAGTGAGAACGGAACGTATGGGCGAATATGGAGTGCATACCGTGGTTGTTACTAGTTTAGTAGGTGCGAGGGATCAATGCTCTTTAATCCAAGGGCAAGTTGTTGATTTACGTCCTATGGAACAAATACCTCCAGATAGCGAATACCGATCCATTTATGACCCTTATTGGCAAGCGGAATATGGAACAGTAGGTGGGCATCGAGGGGCGAATTGCCGGCATTCACATATCCCATTCGTCCCGGGAGTTAATACTAACAATCAACCTCATTATGATGACGAGTTGAACGAAAGAGTATATGAAGCACGAAATACTCAACGGAGAATCGAACGTGAGATTGTTAAATATAAGAAAAATCTCATGGTAGCAGAGGGATTGAAAAGTGATAAGGTGGATTATTGGAAGATGATGGTTAAGCGTAGGCAAAGTGCTATGAGAGAGCATTTGAGCAAGAATGGTGAGTATTTGAGGCGTAACTATAAAAGGGAAAGAGTGTATACGCCATTGGATACGTTGTTAGAAGAGTTTTCTTATGATGATTAATTAGGGGGGATTGGATTGAAAAGAGTAGAGCATGATTTATTAACGAATAAGTATACAGAGGTGTATCGCGAAGAAAAATTTAAATTTAATGCACCTCATCAATTCGAGGTAAGGGCAACGAATGGGTTCGAACAAAGCGGAAATCAAGACGTATTACAACGAATACATTTCCAAGAGGGTCCAATCAAAGAAAATGGCGTCAATGGTGTTTGTAACGAAGATTTAATTGCTATGGTTATTTGCCGACTTGAGCATTTCAATCAGACTGAATTTCGCTGTCGCGAAAACTCGATGGCTATTACCAAGTTAGAAGAAGCTTTGTTATGGTTACGAAAACGAACAATAGGAAGAGAAAATAGAGGCGTTGAAGGAACACATATTAAATAACTTACACCTATCGGTCATCTGTAGGTGTTTTATTATGCCTTTTATTCGGCAAGGCGTTAAAGAAACGAAAGGACAAATACCCTTATGGGAGGTTATGAACGATGGAAAAATATATGAAGGTTAATCAACCGACCTCAAAGGTTGAAGGTAGGAAGTCTTTTATTTCTATGAAACTGCAACATTTCAGTGAACCGCCAGAAGGAGGAGAGGGTACGCCGTCTGCTGATCCGGAACCACCTACAGATCCGACACCGAGTGATCCACCTGCTAATCCGCCTAAGAGTTTCAATCAGGATGATGTGAATGGGATTGTTGCTAAAGAGGCTAAGAAAGCTCAGGAGAAGTTATTGAAGCAACTCGGTATTGAAGACTTTGAAAATGCAAAAGACGGAATGGCTAAGTTTCGTGAATGGCAGGAGTCACAGAAAAGTGAGCAACAGAAGCAAGCGGAGCGGTTACAAGAGCTAGAAACCAACTATTCTACTGCTAGTGAGGAGAATACCAGTTTAAAAGCGCAAATTAGCGCGATGAAAGCCGGAGTCCTTGCTGAATCAGTAGAGGATGTTGTAACACTAGCGAAAACGATGGTTAATGATGACGTTGATATGAATGCTGCTATCGCTAAGGTAGTAGAGAAATATCCGCATTTCTCACAAGTGCAGCAGGAAGAAGAGCAGAAACCGTCCTTTTCAACAGGGCAGCACAAGAAAACACCTGAGTCCCAAGCGGACCAATGGCTAAACGCATTTAAATAAAATTAAAACAGGAGTGATTTAATATGCCACCAGTAAATTATGCAGAAATGTATCAACAAGCATTGCAACAGAAGTTCTCAGCAGGATTATCCTTTAGCGCTCTTTATGCGTCACCAAACAATGCTAACATCCGATGGACGAGCGCAAAGACGATTCAGATTCCTAATATCACAACAGGAGGATTTGTAGACGTTGATCGTGACGTTATGGGGAATTACACGCGCCGAGTGGATAATTCATGGATCCCAAAAACACTCGAACATGACCGTGAGTTCAAAACGCTTGTCGATCCACAAGACATTGACGAGACGAATATGGCTCTTACAATTGCGAATATCACACGTGTGTTTAACGATGAGCATAAGTTACCTGAACTTGACAAGTACATGGCATCAAAATTATATGCAGAATACACTAGTTTTGGGGAAGAAGCTAACACGGACGATGTTACTGTTGATTCTGTGTTAAACATCTTCGATGATATGATGGAGGAAATGGACGAAGCGGAAGTGCCGCAGGAAGGCCGTATTCTTTATGTAACCCCTGCTGTGCGTAAGGTTCTTAAAAATGCTGAAAAAATTCAACGTACATTAGAGGTTAAAGGCGAATCTAGTGCGGTTAATCGTAATATCCGTTCTTTAGATGAAGTTGAACTTATTTCCGTTCCGTCTAGCCGTATGAAGACACTATACAACTTTACTGATGGAGCCGTTGCTGATCCAGCTGCACGACAAATCAATATGATTCTGATCCATCCTATTACTGTTATTTCTCCGCAGAAATATGAGTTTGTATCTCTTGATGAGCCTAGTGCTACAACGGGTGGTAAATACTTGTACTACGAGCGTAAGTACTGGGATGCATTTTTAATTGAGCAGAAAGTAAAGGGTGTTAAATTCAACGTTGAAGCACCGACAGCGGGATAATAAACCGGAGAGCTTCGGCTCTCCTTAGAATTGAGGAGTGATAATATGCCAAAAGTAAAAAAGGGTAATCGGATTTTAAATGTAGAGGACGATCGTGTTGAGTCTTATCTTAAACAAGGATACGACGAAATTGGCGATTCAGGAGAGGTTTTGAAACATGCTACAGGTGGAAAGAGCGTACCAGTAGGCGAGTACAACAAACTTTTAAAAGAGTTAGAAGAGCTCAAGAGTGGTACGTCACAAGAAGAAATCGAAGTGCTAAAGAAAGAAAACACAGCATTAAAAGGTAAAATCACAAAGCTAGAAAAAGCCGCTAAAGAGGCGGAGTAGGTTAGGAGGCTAGTTAAATGGAGTATTTAACATTTGCGGAGTTTGAAGAGTTGAATGGTAGAGAGTTAGACGAAGCAACCTTTAATAAACTGCTCCCTAAAGCTTCTGCCATCCTAGACAACGCAACTAGCCATTTTTACCAGATGAACAAGATGGAAAGCGACAACCAATGGCGTGTAGGTCAATTTAAACGAGCGTTATGCAGTCAAATTGAGTACTTTCACGTCTTGGGAGCTACCACCTTCGAAGAAATCAATAACTCACCACAGACGTTTTCGGCAGGTCGCACAAGCGTATCTAACGCTAGTCGTTATAATCCAAGTGGTGCGAACGAAAGTAAACCGTTAGTCGCTGAGGACGTGTTTCTCTTTTTAGAAAAAACAGGCTTATTATATAGTGGTGTTGCTGTATGGTAATGCCTAAACCGCCTATTGATTTTTGCATAGACTCATTTGAATACAAAGAATATCTAGGCGAAAACAGTTGGTCTGAACCTGAATATGCTGCACCGGTACTAATAGAGCATTGTCGTATTGATCGGGGAGCTGAATACACTTCAACAACATCCGGAAAGCAACTGCTATATAATGCGGTTGTTTTTTGTTATGAAGGGATAACGACTCCTTTACCAGTGTTTAAAGTGCAGTCTGTTCTTGTGTTTGACGGTTTAGATCATGTTTTGACCAAGGTTATACCGATATACGAAGCTTATAGTAAGACCATTTACTCTTACGAATTAGAGGTGGTCTAATGGTGCAAGTTACTGTCAATTTGGATAGAGCGAAAATTAAGCTCAGTAGCGGGAATGTGAAACGTGGTCGATATGCATTAGCTAATCAAGCATTAGCAGATATGAATCAGTTTGTTCCGATGGATGAGAGTATCTTGCGACAAAGCGCAACGATTGATATTGATGGAACGGGGATCAATTACAATGCTCGCTACGCAAGAAGGTTGTTTTATAAACCTATGTACAATTACACTACACCGGGAACGGGCCCGCGATGGGACAATAAAGCGAAAAGTGTATTTATGAGTGACTGGATCAGAGCTTTCACAAAAGGAGCTGACTGGTAATGGATTTTATCGAGCGTCTAACTGAAGAAATAAATGAAATGCCAGGGCTTCCTGTCACATTAAAAAAGGGATATCTAGGTGTAGATGAGTCATTTGTAGTTTATCCTTTACCGGGATCAAGGGTTGTTAGCCAATATATGGACGGAACAAGCGAACAACAACTCAATTTTGAATTCGCTATGAAATCAAAATCACAAAGTAAAATACATTCGACTTTGTGGGCCGTGCAAAATGAGTTAGAGGCATTAAAGAGTTTAACGAGTAATGATGGTAGTTTTGAATTTGATGAACTAGTCATAACCAATAAGCCATTTATCAACAATGCGGATGAACAAGGATGGTTCACCTTTTTATTAGATGTACAAGCGAATATAACAGTTTACAAGGAGGAATAGATCATGGCTAGAAGTAAAAACGCATTACGAGGGCATTATGTTCAAGAATACACGCCAGGACAAGAAGAACCGGGAGCAGAATGGTTGGAGCTTGCGAAGTGGATCTCTACTATTGGAGATGATACACAAGAGGAAACGGAAGATACAGCGTACTACGATGGGGACGGCACGCCAGAAACGGATGTTATTTCTGTTGCGGGAGCTTATACACCAGAAGGCACTTATGATCCAGAAGACCCGGCGCAAGCGTTAATCGCAGGCAAAAAATACAAAACTGGTGACGGGCGTAAGATTTGGCATAAAGTTGTATCCGCAGATGGTAATACAGAATGGGTGGGACGTGCTACTGTAACTGCTATAGTTGCTGGTGCTGGTGACGCGAGTGCTTATGAGACATTTAGTTGTAATATTCGTTTTGACCGTATTCCAGAAGAAACTGACGTAACACCAGTAGGATAAGAGGGGCTTAACGCCTCTCTTTTTTAAAAAAGGAGGATAACCATGTCGCAAGAATTGAAAATTGACATAAAACGAACAGGATTTCCTGTGAAAATCGGGACACTAGAATTGTGGTTTGACAGTTCACTAGAAAATTTAAGACGCTTCTTCAATGTGGAAGAATTAGCTGAACAAAAGCTAAAAGAAGCACAAGAAAAAGCAAAGCATATTCATTTTCCGGAGGTAGTTGATGTGGACTCCTTAGATCTCGAGGTAGTTGATGCTGCATTCGATGTAAACAAAGAATTTATTGCTGCTCAATACGACATCATTTTCGGCGATGAGACATTTAAGAAAATTTATAAAGTTTATCCTGACATCATCGCTCTAGAACAAGCACTTGAACCTATTGGTACGGCAATCGCTAAACGGATCGAGGAACAAGAGGAAGAACGATCAGAACAAATAGATGCAAAGAAAAATGAATACTTAAACAAAAAAGCCCAAAAGCAGTAGGTGATTAAATGCGGTTAAACGACCCTTTAGTCACCTCTTTTTTATATAACGGAAAAGAATACGATATAGATTTAGCATTTGATAACGTTCTGGACTTGTTTGACGTCCTAGAAGACAAAACCCTTAGAGACTATGAAAAAGCTGAAATTAACCTAGAATTGCTCTTAAATGAGTCATTAAAAGGAAAAGAAGCTATTGATCTATGGAACTATGTTTACGAGCATTTCATTGAGATCAAGAACAAACAACCAATTGAATATGACAGATTAGGAAATCCGATGCCTGTTAAAGAAAATGAAAAGGAACGTTTTATTGACTTGGATAAGGACGCTGAATATATATTCGCATCATTCCAACAGGCATATCACATAAATCTTTACCAGCAACAAGGGAAGCTCCACTGGCATGAATTCCAATCCCTGTTGAATGGCTTGCCATCTAATACGATCATGCAACGCATTATACAGATTAGGATGTGGAAACCAAGTAAAGGCGAGTCGAGTGAATATAAGCAATCTATGAGGGAGTTACAAAAAGTATACGCACTGGAGGAGGTGAAAGAATAAATGTCAGACGGATCCATTAAGATAACGATTGATGTTGACGGCAAGCCGGTTGAAGCGGCTTCCAAAAGTCTAGATGGTCTTGAAGCATCCGGTAATAATGCGGGGAAGGGTGTCAAAGCGACTGAAGACGGCCTAAAAGGTGTCGGTAATGAGTCGAATACAGCGAGTGGCAATATTAAAAAGTTTGTTGCGGCACTTGGGCTTGTAGCCATTGCAGCATCCGCTTTTCAAGTTTTAAGGTCTAACATGGATGCAGCAATCTCACGTTTTGATACACTCAATCAATTCCCGAAGGTCTTACAAGCGTTAGGTGTATCGGCTGAGGACTCAGAACGAGCTATGGGGAGGTTGTCGGATGGTATTGACGGATTACCTACAACTCTAAACGATATAGCGGGTAGCGCTCAACGTATGTATACATCTTTTGGGGATATTGATGAAGCGACAGACACCGCTATTGCTTTAAATAATGCTTTATTGGGGTCCGGATCAAGTGCAGAAGAAGCGAAACGAGGTACAGACCAATACATTAAAGCGTTGCAAGCTGGAAAAATCGACATGGACACATGGAACACATTATCTGAAACAATGGACGTTGGGTTGGTTAAGATTGCGGAAAGTTTTGGTTTTGCAGGAAAGAGCGCTAAGGACGATTTGTATAACGCCTTGAAAGACGGAACGATCACGCTTGATCAATTCAACGCTAAACTTATTGAGGTTGGTACCGGAACGGGAATTATGGCCCAACTCGCAAAAGAGAATAGTTTAGGTATTGCTACATCACTAGGTAACTTGAGGACCGCGGCTGCTAGAGGAATTGCTAATATCATAGAATCGTTTAATAAACTTTCAAAAGAAGTCACAGGCAAAGATATTGCACAAAACATTGATAGTTTGAAAAACATCGTGAACGCCTCTTTTAATACGATCGGAAAAGCAATAGAAAGTGCTACTCCTATTGTTGTATTCTTTGCTGATGGAGTGAAAGCAGCTATTCCAGTTGTTGAAGCACTTACACCTGCAATCCTCGGATTAATGGCGGCTTATGGATCTTATGTAGTTATTACAAAAGTGAGCGCGGCTATTAGTGCATCAAACGCAATATTAAAAGTAGCAATGGCATCATCTAAAGCATTAACACTGGCCACGCAAGCGCAAATGGCTGCTACTGTAGCTTCAACAACAGCCACTAGAGCTGATACTATTGCAAAGGCGGCACAAGCCGGAACAATCAAATTAAGCACACTCGCAATAGGGGTCATGACAGGAACTATCAAGCTATCAACTGCGGCGATGGTTATTAAAACAGCCGCCACATATGCGTTAGGTGCCGCGATTAGGTTTTTGATGGGTCCTGTTGGTTGGATTATTACAGGTATCGGATTGTTGGTAGCTGCTACTGTAGGATTGGTTAGGTGGTTCAAACGTTCGAGTGAAGAAAGCAAAAGGCTAAATGCGGAAACGGAAGAACTAGGTTCAGCGACTGAAGCCCTAAGCGACTCAATCAATAGCTCATCCGAAGCCTATAAAGAAAACCAGAGAGACATCAAGGCGACAGCAGAAGCAAACAGCGAACTGGCTAGAAAATTAGAAGAGTTATCCGAGAAGGAAAATAAATCTGCATCTGATAAAGCCTTGCTTAATTCTTATATTGAAGAATTAAATGGATCGGTAGAGGGCTTAATCTTGCATATAGTGAAGAAGCAGATGCATTGAGTATGTCATCCGAACAAATTCAAGCGCGTATCGAACTGATGAAAGAGCAAGAAACGGCTCAAGAAGCGCAGAGTAGATTGACCGAAATATTAAAGGAACAAGCGGAAGTCGAGAGCCAACTAGCAGAGACGAACGCATTACGAGAAGAATGGAATCAGAAGCTAGAAGAAGGTAGCGTTAAGGGAAGAGAGCATAAAAAGGCACTTGAAGAACTTGACGAACAAGAACAGCTATTGAAAGAAACGACTGCAGAATTAGCCGTGCAACAAAAAGAAACAGAAGAACAGATAACTAATTCTATTGAAGCGATCACCGAAGCCACTCAAAGCGGCGTAAGTAATCAGATCATAGCATTTGATGATTTATCCGAGTCACAACAAGCGACAGTTGAGTCCATGAAATCGACATGGGAAGATTACAAGGATGCCGCTACAGATATGTTTGATACACTGAGCGATGAAGCTGAACTAACTGTAAGCGAAATGACCGCCAACCTTGAAGAAAACCAACGAATCATCGGAGAATGGGCTGAAGGTATTGCCTCACTAGCAGAACGCGGAGTGGATGAAGGTCTATTAAATACTTTGCGCGAAGCTGGTCCTGAATCGGCTGGACACGTTAATGCCCTTGTGAATGCATCTGACGAAGAATTGGCCGGATTGAGTGAAGCTTTCGCCAAAGGTGGAGATACCGCAACCGATGCTTTAAGCAAGTCATTAGGAATCGAAGAGTCTGGCGTGATGGAAGCTGTAGGACATCTAGTATCAGACACCGAACAATCTCTAGCTCAACAAATTGAAGCTGCTGACTTTAAATCTGTCGGTAGTGCGATACCGGAGGGAATGGCTGGCGGAATTGAATCTGGATCCGGTAAAGCGGAGAGTGCCTCTGGACAGATGGCTGACGACACAACAAAAGCCGCTAAACAGGCATTGGGTGTTAATAGTCCGTCAAGAGTTTTTAAAGAAATCGGAACAAACATCACAGAAGGTTTAGCGCTAGGAATAAACGATGGTACTTCCAAGGTTATTCAAGCTATTCAGAAAATGTTTAGATCCGTTCAGGACGACTCGACACGAAGCTTTAAAGATATCACCAAACGCTATGACGACTCTGTTAGGGATATAGAAACGTCGCTCAATAAACTGCCTGAAATCACTCAAAAAGCAATGTCAAATATGCTAAATAGACTAAAGTCTGGCGCCAGTCCTCAAGTTAATGTTATGAGGGCTTTATCTCGTGATTTGTTAAGTCCTTTTAATCAAACACCATCACAATTTAACTCTATCGGACAAAGTGCGATGTTAGGTTTAAATGCTGGTCTTAACGCTGGTCGAAGTAGAGTGATGTCAACAGCCAGAAGTATTGCTAACCAAGTAGCCAGCACTATGCAACGAGCACTTGATATTAATTCCCCATCAAGAAAAATGAGAGACAAAGTCGGTAAATGGATACCTGAGGGAATCGCAGTTGGTATACGAGAAAATGCGAAGTCTGTATTCAATGAGTTGGATAATCTATCAAAAAACATGATGATTACTTCTACTCCTGAGCAAGCTATCGGGGCGTCTAGATTGGTTTATTCGAGTGGCGGAAGTGTAAATGCGTCGAGAGTTGGCGGTACAACTGGTGCGAAAAATAAGCAAGTCGCTTCTATTACTAATAACGTTACTAATAATTTCACTCCGGCCGAATCAACACCATCCGAATCAGCTCGTAAACAAAAACTTCAATTGCAGCGACTAGGAATGGAATGGGGGTAGTGTTTTGTTAAAGATATTTTATACAACATATAATGGTCAAAGTATTGAATTATATAGCTATCCCTTTCGTGTCTATCTTGTAGAAGGTTTAGGGGATGTAGAAGCGGAGATTCAAGCTCAAAAATCTCCCTATCAAGATGGTTCGACTTTTCTAGATGCAGTTTTACAAGAGCGTCATATAACAATAGGGTTGAAGATTATAGGTGATAATGAGGTTGAATTATCACAGCGTAAGAGGCGGCTATCAAGTATTTTTAACCCGAAGTTAGGGTTGGGGATATTAAAGGTGGCGATAGCTAATGAAATTTATGAAATTGAAGCTGCAGCTGAAAGTGTCCCTTTTTACCCTGACGGAAAAACTAATCGCGGTAAGTATTTTCAAAAGGCGCAGATAAATTTGATTTGCCCAAAACCGTACTGGCAATCGCCAATTATTCGAACAGAGGAATTGAATGCGTTTGTTCCAAAACTGAAATATCCTACTACTTACCCTGTTACCTATGGAACACGTGGATCGGAGGCAACGTTAACAAATGATGGCCATGTCGCTACTCCTGTGGAGATTGTGTTTGAAGGTCCCGCCGTGGAACCGATTATCACCAACCGAACAACGGGCGAATTTATAAAAATTCGGCGTGAACTAGGTGCTGGTGAAAAGTTGGTCATCAACACTGCGTTTGGACGTGATCGGAAAGTTGAGATAGATCGTGGGAATGGTGTGATCGAGAATGCATGGGGCTACATTGATATCTGGGAATCTGCGTTATTTCAACTAGAAGTAGGTTCGAATATTATTGAACACAATGCTTTAAGTGGTTACGGTTCGGTGACTGTATCTTTTAAAAATCAGTATGTAGGTATATAGAAAGGGGTGGAGAGCTTGGCAGAAATTGGACGTTTTTTTGATGGGCCAACATATGGAGCGCAGGAACATGCAGAGTTTTATCAGAACTTTTTAAGTACAGGGTTCTTTTCAGGTCTAAATATAGTTACAAGCGAGAATATGACTGTTGCAGTCGAACCGGGCAGTGCATTTGTGGAAGGACATGAATATAGAAATACATCTGAGTTACTTTTAACGCACGCCATAGCAAGCCCTACTTTAGATCGTATAGATAGAGTGATTATTCGCTTAGATTTAGCCCCGGATGCAGATAGACCTTTACGAGCAATGGTTCGTAGTGGATTACCTGCAAGCAATCCACAACCGCCTGAACTTATTCGCAATGGGTCTATCTATGAATTATCACTAGCTCAAGTAAGGGTTATAGCTGGTAAGTCCTTTATTGAATCTCATCAAATCACGGATGAACGAGGCAATATTGATGTTTGTGGAAGAGTATACTTTCCTTCGAAAATGACAGGACAAATAGACAGCATCGATGTAAAAGGGCCATCTGCTATCGCTAGTGATTTCGCAGATGGTTTTAGTCGTTTCTATGTTTCGGGAGCCGCGCAGCCAAGCATACTACAAGAATGGTTTAACTCGTTAGGTGTGTCTCCTTCTGATTTTGGGAGGAATTTAGATCAGTTACGAGTTTATGTTGAGGTGACAGCGAATAAAACGAATACAGGAATTCAAACCATAACTATTTTTGATTGGACTGGATCAAATCAATATAAGATCTATGCTGTTTATAAAAGAGCATCTAACTCACGAACAGGAGCCACACCGTGGGGGAAATGGCACCCTCAAGTTTTCGTGGTTGACGAAGGGGAAAATGAATACGGACATTTCATAAGATACAGCAATGGAGTTCAAGAATGTTGGTGTACGCCACGAGGGGCGACAGTAGATGTATCAAGTGGTTCATTATTCAGATCGGAGACAGAAACAATCCCTTATCCAGCGAGTTTCATTACATCTAAACCGCGTCATGCTTCTGTAGAGGTCTCAAGTACTTTGCGATGGGGAGCAGTCACAGGAACCGGGGATCTAACAGTATTGGTGTAAGGCAATTTAGTACAATTTCATCAAGCACTGAATATTCTTCCAGAGTTTATGTAACAGGGTGGTGGAGATAGTGAGAGTAGAATATATTAATCAATTCAGTTATGAAACAACCGAATATGACATCGATCACGAAAAAGAAATTATTCGTTTGACTTTAAATGGTACAGAGGAAATCTTTCATGATTTATCCTCCATTTCCGAACATGAAGAGAATCGTAACGAAGAGGGGAAGATATCATTCATCCTTTCCCGATCCATGAGGCCAAAAGGATAAATGGAGAGTTACACGTTAAGGTATATAACTACTACAGATAACATCCATTAAAGGAGGGTGTATTTTTTATGCAATCAATTAAGATTTTATCTAATGAATTTGAACCTCTTTTTGATACTACTGATTACGTGAGTATGATGTTTACCGAGCGTTGGCATGGTGTAGGAGAGTTTCAATTAGTCATTCATCGTGAAGCAAATGGAGTTGAATATATCCAAAAGGATGCTTTAATCGCTTTGGCTTCCAATAAAGTCGGGATCGTGAAGCATAGAGAAATCCAATTAGATGAGAACGGTAAAGAGACTGAGAATTGGCTGTTCAAGGGCTGGACGTTAAAAGGTTTAGCTTTGCAACGTATTACGGTTCCACCTTCTCATACTGCATATGACAGACGTTCTGCCGATGCAGAAACGGTTATGAAGCATTATGTTCTAAATAATCTTGTAAGTCCTGAAGATCCTCGGAGAGCGATGAACAACGTAGTTATAGCCGCTAATCAACAAAGAGGTCAGTCAATCAGTTGGCAATCAAGATTTAAAAATCTAGCTGAGGAATTAGAAGCAATAAGCCTAGCCAGCGGTTTAGGATGGGATATTGTCTTAGATACATCAAACAATCAATTTCTACTGGATGTTTACGAAGGGAAAAACCTGAGTGTAGATAATCAAGATGGTCATTCCCCTGTTTTTTTCTCTCCTGAATTCGGCAATCTCAGATCTCAAGGTTTTGTGGACAGCGACTTGGATTATAGAAACATCGGTTATGTCGGTGGCCAAGGTGAAGGAGTCGAAAGAGAAATCATCGAGTTAGGAGAAGCCGCTGGCATTAATCGGTATGAAGTTTTCATTGATGCAAGAGACATCGGCGGTGAAGACGAAGAGGGTAACGAGATTACACCAGAAGAAGAAAAAGCCATGTTATCAGATCGAGGGCAACAGAAACTGGATGAGATGCAAAATGAAATGTATTTAGAAGCACAGATAATGTCGCCGGTCAGTCAAACAGTCTATGAACATGAGTTTATTGGTTACGCTAGTCCTTATCAACCTTTGTATGACAGGAAAAAGAAAACGGAGTTATTCGGTCCATTTGTGTACGAAAAAGATTACAACCTAGGAGATATTGTAACGGTTATGAACCGCGCGTGGGGTGTTATTGCGGATCAACGGATTACAGAAATAACGGAAATTCATGAAGCGAGTGGATTTCAGCTTGAGGCGACATTCGGTTTAGCGAGACCGACCCTTATCTCGAAATTAAAAAGACAATTTTCACAGATGGAAGGTGAGGTGAAGCGGTAATGAGCAGTCCAGAAAGCAGAGATTTACCAGAAGCTAACGGTAAGATAGCTCCTGCCTATTGGGATGAGCCTATAGGCGATTGGCGACCACCACGCGGTGCGGGAGGAGCTACCTATGTACACATAACGAATCTACCAGCGATAAGAGAGTTTAAAAACCTATCTGTTCATGTCGGGACTTCACCGGTTAGCATTGCAAATGGCCATAAGAAAAAGTTGGTGCTGCGAGTTGTAGGGGATGGGCCGGTGTATTTGGGATCGGATAGCAATGTCTCAGTAGACAACGGGTTCCCGATTTTACCTGGAGAAACCTTCATATTAGAGGGGGATTTTACTCTGTATGCAATTGCAACAATTAGCCAACAGTTAAAAATTCTCGAATTAAATTAGGGAGGCAATAAAAATGTCGCGGCAAAATTTAAATATTAATCATTATGCAGCAAGCAGTGGAAGAAAAATAGCTGAAGATGGAACAACGGTAAATTCAGCGGATATTTTACGGAAATTAGAAGAGAAGATCGATTCTGCGTTAGATGTTCAACTAACGGGGAGTAATCTTGAGTTTTATCCCGAAACACAAAATGTAGAAGTGAACAAAATTGAAGAAATCTTATCCAACCAAAAAGAGATTATAAATGTCATGAACTCTGATAAATTAATTTTCGGCATTTATTGGAATAAAGAATCTAGTCCGCAAATGACACGGACTGATGCAGCAGAAGGTCTTGTTGCAAATGTTGGTGTAGATGGAGAATTAGTTAAAAACGATTTTGATCGGATGCCGATATTCGGAGAAATGCACGAAGCGGAAGATGAATACGGAAACAGATTTACACGCATTCCGAAATTTTACATCCAAAAAACAGGCGGGAAGAATCATTTAATCAAGAGAGTTTCAAAAACAAGATATCCAGGCTTTTATTTACCTTGGTTATTTTGGGATTTTGAGAAAAATGAAGAACTAGAATATTACGACCACGGGAAATACAAGGGAAGCTTGAGTGCCGACGGGAAACTAGAATCTAAATTCGGTACAATTCCTACGGTGTTTAGAAATATAGTGCAGTTCAGAAATGACGCTAGAAACAACAATGATGCAAACGCTGGATTAACAGGTTATCAACAATTGGATATTCACGCACAAGACGTATTAGAAACTCTGATCCACATTGAATTTGCGACGTTGAATTCTCAGTCTGTTATGCAAGGGTTAGTGTCAGGTGCATATAGTGACAGTCATACTATTACCTTAACAGAGCAAGGGGTTAATCGGGCAGTTGTGTCAAATGCTACTGCCGGTCAGTTTGTTGTAGGACAATCCATAAGCATTGGAAGTTCAAGAGGAAACACTAGCGTCGTCCACGGACGCACAGTAACAGATATAAACGTTGTCGATGAAAGCAATCAAGAAATTGTTTTTGATGGTGATCCAATAGATGTAACGGAAGGGAATGTTATTTGGTCTAGTGGATGGAGAAATGGGTTTAGTGCGGATATTGCAGCATCAAGTGGTAGTATCGGTGATAATACAAGCGGAAGGTATCCGTGTATGTATCGTGGTATCGAGTCGCCGTGGGGGATTTATGGCAATTTGTAGATGGGGTTAATATCAATGACCATCAAGCTTGGGTGTCTAAAGATGCAAACAACTATGCTAGTAATGTATTTGCCCACCCGTATGAAAAGCTAAATTACGTAAACGCCACTTCAAACGGTTGGGTTATAGGAATGGGTCTTGACAATAAACACCCATTTGCGAATTTCCCGACAATATTAGGAGGAAGTTCTACAACTTATTACTCCGACCATTATTGGCAAGCGACAGGGCAAAGAATTGCCCTCGTCGGCGGGCACCTGTATAATGGTTCGATTGCTGGTCTTTCGTATTGGGACTTGTACTTTTCTTCTGGGGCTTCGGCTTGGTCTCTCGTCGGGCGGCTTCTTAAAAAGCGCTCTTAGAGAGGGCCTGGGAGAAACCTCTCCCAGGAAAGTAAATGCTTTTTAAAAATCATTTAAGATAGATTAGGGTTATAGGGTGCGCGCTTGCCCTCGTCGGCAGGAACCTGAATAATGGTTCGAATGCAGGTCTTTCGTATTGGAACTTGAACAATTCTTCTGGGGATTCGAATTGGAATCACGTCGGGCAGACTCTTATTAGAATAAAAAAATTGTGGAATTATTGCACTCTATAATCCTTACCCCTTGGTAAAAATTCGCCGTAAAGAGCAGGGTTTAGTAGCAAGTCGAAAGACCTTGAGGCTAATAAGAAAGGAAATACATCGTTGAAAAGACAGGGATACATTTATGAAAAGATATACGATATTAACAACATAAAACACGCTATTATGAAAGCTTCTCTTGGCAAACGTAATCAAAAGCGTGTCAGTACCATTTTAAATGATATGGATTATTACGCTTATCAAATACAAAAGATGCTTGTTAATAAAACATACACACCATCTAAACCACAAATAAAAACAATAAAAGATACATCCAGTAACAAGATAAGAACTATCTATAAGCCTAACTTTTACCCTGACCAAATCATTCATTGGGCATTGATGCTACAAATAGAACCCATTCTTTCGAAAGGGATGTATGAATATAGTTGTGGTAGTGTTCCGAAGCGAGGTACTAGCCAAGGACAAAGGATTGTGAAAAGATGGTTAGATTCTGATTTTAAGAACACAAAATATTGTTTGAAAATGGATGTAAAGAAATTTTACCCGTCTATAAACGGTGAAATCTTAAAACGAATGTTTCGCAGAAAAATCAAAGACAATGATTGCTTATGGTTAATAGACATTATTATTGACGGTAATAAGGGGCAACCAATAGGGTTCTACACTAGTCAGTGGTTTGCGAACTTCTTTTTAGAGGGATTAGATCACATGATAAAAGAGAAACTTGGCGTAAAGTATTACGTTCGATATGTGGATGACTTGGTGTTGTTAGGCTCCAATAAGCGAAAATTGCACAGAGCAAGAAAAGAAATCGAATCTTATCTTAATGATATTGATTTAACATTGAAGGACAACTGGCAAGTTTTTCGAACAAGCAAACGAGATATAGACTTTCTGGGTGTAAGGTTATCTCGAAACAAAGTCACGTTACGCAAAAGAAACGCTTTACGAATAAGGAGAAGAGTCAGAAAGGTTAAACGCAAAGGATTTTTAAACGAGAAAGACGCATCCGCTATCATCAGTTATTGGGGATGGATTAAACGAAGTAATAGTTATCATTTTTATCATAAGAATGTGAAACCTATCGTTTCTATGAATTTGGCAAGAAAGGTGGTGAGTACGAATGCAAAAATACGGAATGTTGGTGGACGAGAATTTATTGCTAAGCTCAAGACAACTTGAAGGATATAAACCTGTAGAATATGCAAAAATCCCTGATTTTGACCAATCTACACACTATGCGGCACAAGTGTCTCCTGTAGAGGAAGAGGTACGGATCTTTGTAGATGTAGAAATTAAAGAACTAGAAAACGTTGACGAAGGTGAAGGATTTGACGAAATGGCAGAATTTAATTGAGGTTATCCAGCAACAAGATGAACTTATTATGCAACAGAGCAAAACAATTATTGAGCTGGTTAATCAGAATGTAGAGCAGGAACAAATGATTAATGAGTTGATGGAAAAACCCAACTAACGACGAAGCGTTAGTTGAAGAAGAAGCATCTTAAAAAAGGTGCTTCTTATGTTTAGTAAGAGGCGATGATCTAAAATGCTAAGAAGTGCCGTAAACGAAGTGAGTAGGTTTACTTTGGAGAATGGGGATACTGTTGTTACTTATGAGGATTCAATGGCCGGTTGTTTCATTTCTGTAGTCTTTAATAAAGAAAAGCAAACAGTAGCTATAAGCTGTTCAAAAGAATAAAATACTAGTTCTAATCACCTTTCCAGAATTTTGATATTTTGCTATGCTAGTTTAGTATAAATTGGGCGAAGGTGGTTTTTATTTTGAGCTTATTTGAATGGCTTTCAGATTCCAAAACCTACAAGAAGTTAGATGAATCATTTTCAAATCAAGTAAGTAATCTTAATCCTGATACAGTTCTTATTTTGCTCAACGCCTTTTTGTGGATAGCGATTTTTATATTTATTGTGTATTGGGGCGTTAAAATATATAAAATCGCAAAAACACCAGGTAAAGATCTAATTAAGAAATACAAAGAAAATCTGCAAAGAACTAGCGATGATTCTAAACAGAAATCGATAATTCTTACTTTGATTGATCAAGTTAATGACGAGATTAAAGACCTAGTTTCTTTAGATGATCAAAAGACTGATTTAGTTCATGAACATGGTAAAAAGGTGCTTAATTTTACAACAACCCAGGTTCCTCTTTCGTTAAAAAGCACCAAAAGTATAAATCATCGTTGTGCAGTTTTTGTTTTAGATGAAGAAGATCCTTCAAAGCTTAAAATATTTGAAGGTTGCGGATACAGTATTAAGGGTAAAGAAAAATTAAGGTTAGATAGCAAGGAAAGTATTGCAGGAAAAGCATTCACCAGCGGAGAATATCAATATGAAAAAGACCTAACAAAAAGTAAGGATTTTAAGCCGCATCCCAAAGCGACAAAGGAGTACTTTTCCTTACTCTGCTATCCTGTTGTTGTTAATGAGAAGGTTGTTGCTGTACTAAGTATTGATGGGTCTGTTAAAGATTGTTTTACAAAAGACGACATTGCATATGTCAAAATGTTTTCAAATCTAGTAGGTATTACATTGAGCGTAATGAAGTATAATGTAACTAACCAAAAAGAGAGGGGAGATATCGATGGCGAAATACAGAACACTGGATGAAGCCAGAAAAGCCTATTTAAATGGAAAATTGACCCCCGAAGAGTATGCAGCGCATTTAAAGAAAAATTTACTTGCAGATAATAATCGCCGTGAATTTGATAGGAAGTCAAAAAGAATTGAACGTAAACTTGAACTAGTTTAACGACTAAAGAGCCACAGAATTATTCTGTAGGCTCTTTTTCGTGTTTGAGTAAGTCACCAGGGCTAACATCAAGATAAGTACAGAGCTTGTCTAGTAACTCCCTAGGATACCTTTCTAATTCATCGTTATATAGTTGCCTAATCGATTCTAGTCTGTGATTGATATCTCTGGAAACTTGGCGCAATGACAACTCTCTTTCATCAAGCAAGGCCTTTAAATTTGATTTAATCATAATAACACCTCCTCCCTTAATTATAAATGTCTCGTAAAAAGTGTCAATAATTTATTGACTCGTAAAAAGTGACATGTTACTATTAAGTCACGTTAAACGAGTCAAAAAGGGAGGGCTTATTATGAAACTATCAAATCTCTGGTCGGTTTATGAAATGGACAAGCGTACACAAGGGTACTCGAAGCACACGTTACAAGCCTATGCTATTCAGTTTAGATTATTAGTTGAAGCGTTAGAGGATATGAACATCGAGGAAATAACGGTATTCCACTTAAAGCAATACATTGCCGCACATGCGGATCGACTCAAGACCAGTAGCCTGGAACATCGAATTAAAACAATGAGATCTCTTTTTCGTTACGCGAATGAAGAGGGGATTATCGAAACGAATCCTGCTGCTAGACTTAAGTTTCCTAAACAAGGTGCAAGGGTGCCTAAATTTTTAAAAGAAGAAACGATTGAGTTGCTTAGAATCGGTTCTAAAACTGCTCTGGAATCAACACTTATTGAGTTTATGTATTCAGCTGGTGTGCGGATCGGGGAAGTGTACAGATTGAATCGTGATGACTTCAACTTCTCTGACCGCTCCGTCATCGTGAGAGGGAAGGGAGATAAAGAGAGGGAAGTTTATTTCTCAAAACGTGCTGAGATATGGATCAAGCGTTACCTCAAAGAAAGACAGGATGAAGATCCAGCTTTTATTGTCACTGAGCGCAATCCACACAGAAGAATGAGTATCGCTCAGATTCGTTATGTAGTAAAAAGGATTGCGAAGCGTGCTGGAGTGGACGAGAACGTGTACCCACACAAATTAAGACACACTTACGCTACGCACTTAGTTAACCGCGGTGCACCTATAGAAGTTATCCAACAATTCCTAGGTCATAGCAAAACCGAAACAACTATGATCTATGCTCATTTATCCGGTGAACACAGAAGAGAAGTTTATAGAAAGTATTTTTAGAGTCCTAGCCAGGGCTCTTTTTTATTTCGATGAATTCAGAGGTGATGTTGTGGAATATCAAATTGCGAGTGAAATAGCAACCAGCCAAGCTGTGTGGGCGATTTTATGTATCGTTCTTGCAGCTTATTTTATTAGGGAAACACGCAAGGAAAAAGCCGAAAGTGAAACTAGACTACTTATGATGCATGAAGAACAAAGAAAAGAGTCCGCGCAACGAGAAAAGAATCTAATGGAACATTTAAAACGTTCGAACGCTAGCCAAGAGAAAACATCGGAAACATTGGAGCAAATCCAATTTTCCCTAACCTCATTAGAAAATCGAATGGATCGGGTTGAAAAACATTACACAGAGCGTAGCTAATGCTGCGCTTTTTCTATTTCATTGAGAGGAGGTGTGGAAATGGGTAAACAAACCGTTATTCGAATTATCGTATTCGCTTTAGCTTGGGTTAACACTCTTCTAGCCAATACAGTTTATGACCTATCGTGGATTAATGAAGAGTCTGTATCGTTATTTGTAGCATTTGTTTGGTCTATGTGGACAGGTTGGAAAGATAATGACATTCGTAAAAAGACTATTGAAAATAAGGCTAAGTTAAAAGAATTAGAGGAGATGAAGAATAATGACTAAAATTATTGATATCAGAAACGAAACCCCTAAACGATCTACACGTGCTGAGTCTCGAATTAAAAAAATCGCTCGCCATCACTCAGCCACACTAACAGGGGACTTTTGGTCCTTCTGGAACGGTAGATGGAAAGGACTAGGCTGGTTAACGGGTGGTTACCATGAGATTATCTTTCCAGATGGGACGGTTCAACTCTGTTATGATTCTACCGTTATTACAAATGGGGTAAAAGACCACAACACTGTCACGTATCACATTTGTATGGTTGGTAACGGCTCATTTACAGACGCCCAAGAAAAGGCATGGGAAGAACGTTGTAAGCTTGCTATGAAGCGTTTTGGATTGAAAGAAAGTGATGTTCTAGGTCATAAAGAATTTAGTGGTCAAAACACAGCGTGCCCTGGCATTGATATGAACAAAGTGAGAGCATCACTTAAAGGGAATAAAGTAGAAGTGAAGGAAGAAGTTATTAAAGAAGTAGTTAAGCCGGTTGTAAAAGGGGTTCAAACGTCTTCACAACGAGTTTTAAGGAACGTTAGACCATTTATGACAGGAGAGGATGTAAAAGTCGTTCAACGTGCTGTAGGAGCTAAAGTGGATGGTTTCTATGGGGATGAAACAGAACGTCTTGTTAGAGCATTCCAAGAGCAGCACAACCTCATAATCGATGGAATAGCAGGACCTCAAGTCTTTAATGCTATCAAAGCCGGTAAGAAACTTTCTAAACCTAAATACAGTCGTTTATTACGTGTGGCTTCTCCTATGATGAGAGGAAAAGACGTTGAAGCCGTTCAAACAGCTCTAGGAGTAGCTATTGATGGTTGGTATGGTCCAGTAACAGAAGGAGCAGTTAAAGACTTCCAACGTTCTCAAGGGATCGCTGTAGATGGTATTGTAGGTCCTCAAACTTGGAGTAAATTGTTCTAATAAAAAACTTCTTATTTATTGTGGGGTGCAAAAATGAGTCTCAGTGATTACGAGACTCATTTAGCTTCTTTTTTTATAAGTGTGAAGGAATTAATATCTATAAAGTCATTTGGCTTCGCATTCATTAAAAATTTACGAGTAATTGCATAACTATTTCCATAGATGTTGAGATTAGGATAATTTAAAAATCCTTTGTCATGACTTAGAATATCATTGACTCCAATTGAGTTAGCAATAGCAACATGTTTTGCGTCTTCGATACTTCCACCATAAGTTGAATACAATGTTTCAGCTGACCTATGAACAACAGTATCATTATAATCATTTGCAGTTACTTCTAAACCTAAGTTCTCTAAAAGCGAAAAAAGCTCATCTCGTTTTTGGAGAACAGATTTATTCAATTGACTAGATTGATATGAGGTCATTTTATTTTCTGCCATTTTCCAACTTGGTGTGTTGCCGCGCTTTGTTATACCATTCAAATCTGCATATTTACTATATTCTGAAGCGTGTAGAACTCTCGTAACTTCCTGTTTAGTATGTGAAGACCAAAAAATTACACCGTCTTGTTGAGTCACGCTAGTTAGAAAAGACTTTACTAAATCACTATTTTCACGATCTAGAGCTATGTCTATAATTGGATTCGCATCTAAATATATAGTCTCTGGATAAGGAATTGTGGTATTTCCCCAATTAGCATCGTTAATACTAAAAACAACAGATTTTTTTTCGTTACTCATCAGTAAAGGAACCACCCTCGTGCTTTCGTACCATTCTATTGCATCAGGATGGATACTCAGTTGAAAGTTATTTAGATTTTCAAATATTTGTTTTTTATTTTTATCATTTAATGCTTTTTGTTTTTTAAATCGGTTTATTAATTCTTTTCTTTTTTCTATAGGTTGGATCCTTTTTTCCATATCACAACCTCTTTCTATATTATTATTTATACATTTTCTTTGATAATTTGACTAAGTCTGTTTGAAAAATATCTAACATTCCGCTGATTGACTTGCTAATTTCTGTAATGTTTTTAACATCGTAAGTGAGCAATTGTGCTCTCAGAAATATATTATTTTCATTTCTTATGTAAGGTTCAAGAAATAAATCGCCCTCATAATCTTCAGTATTAACAATAAACCTTTGTCCTACACCTTTTATATATGTAGGAAGGTCATCCTGAATGACACTAAATTTATTTAAAGATTGTTGAAGTGAATTTTGTTCAACGAAATCTGTTCCTTCCATTTTTAGCTCTACCCGGCCAACTTCTTCAAATTCTAGCAAATCATTTACATCTTTTAGGATTGAAGCAATATATTGAATGTCAATATTATTTAATTTACCTGAGTAAACATATGTAATTTGTCCAGGAGCAATTGCTACTGCGTCTGTAGCACCTCTAAAAAATAGCGCACCGTTTTGTTCCTGAAAGTCAGGGAAATCCTTAAGTACTGATCGTAATTTTAATTTATCTACAGAAAAATCTTTAATTTCATTCAAAATAAAGTTGAAGTTTGCATTTAAAATATTCATTTAAGCCTCCATTTTGGTGCCTTTTTGTAATTATCTTACATTATTTATCTACTTTCATGCAATGAAATTCTATTAGAATAAATATAAATAAAGGACAAACAGAATTTTCATGTCAGATAATCATCTGTAAATTGTTGAACTTTGTCTCTTTTTGAATATTATTAAGAAAAGGAGGCATGTCTTATGAAAAAAGAATTAAATGATCTTATAGTTGAATTTGAAATGAAATTAAAAAGACCTCTAAAAGAGATCGAGGTCAAGGTGCTTGAATTTCTTATCAAGACAGAACCGAAAAATTCATCTGAATCCGATCCTCTTCAATACCTCCAGTAAGTCCTTCTTGCTTTTACCTGTCCACAACATTAATTCTTCCATTGTCGGATTTCTCCCTTTAGTTATGTTTACGTTTTGTATGATTTGTTTTACCTTTCGTTCGATGTCGTTCATAATTTTCTCTTCCTTTTTGATCGGATAAAAAGAAGAGCCGATTAAGGCTCTTCGTTGCTTTAACTAACTTCCTCAAACAACTCTGCAATATCATGAACATTCAACACATTCATTATTCGTATTAAATATCCCACAGAAGGTGTAGATTTTGCTACTCCGTCAATGTTTTTGCACCAATTAGAAACTTGGGAACGCTCTGCCTCTATTTGTTCCGCTAACCAAGTTTTAGAAATCCCTTTTGATTTTAAATATATCCCCAATTTGCTCCTGACTTTTATTTTCAAATCAACCAGCCTCTCCTAAAGAAATACCTGGTAATATTATCTCTTATTCTAGCCCGATGAACAATTGAGTAAAAAAGTATACATTTTCGTAAACAATTTTATAAATGTACGTGCATAAAAGAGATGCGCATTCAATAAACTCTTAATAACTACTTGAGAAGGAGGTAAGAACATGAACGATAAATACATTCGAAAACCGATAGTATTTAATAGGCGATCCGCTTGGCACATGGAAATCTATACGAGGATTCAAGGGGAGTCAGACAACTTTTCTGGATATGTAATGTCTATTCTAAAAGAACACTTTGATAGGAAACCCAGATTAGAGAAGAGTCATTATGCAGAGTCAAAAACAATCGATAAAGAGATTGAAAGAAATGGGAAAGAGCATCCGACTTTGGAGGTTCAACAAGAAATAATAGAAAATATAACTCTTCCCAAACTATTCAGGCCATAATTTTCAAATGTACCTGCATTTTTGGAATATGGTAAGCATAAAATGTTCCAAAGGAAACTTGTGAACGACGGAACATTTTATGAATAGCTTATCCATACCGTTTTAGAGCGGCAAACTTCCGATTAGCAAGCCTGTCAGACCGATAGTTATTAACACAGCTTCAACCATAGTTATTAACTCCTTTCTTGAAGATATTGTCTTCAATTTTATTTTGGTCAAAACGTATAAAATTATACACGAAAGGGTGTTTTATTTTATGACAGCATCATGGTTATTCTTTATCGGTGTACTTTTCACATGGACTATTTGGGTAGGGTTTGGATTTAAATGGTATGTAAATAAACACGCGAAGAGAAACAAAAAACTTAGATAAGGGGTGATCGAGGTGAGAGCAGAGGTAATTACCTTTAGTGACTTTATGGACGGGAGTTTCGATAGTGTTAAGATTAAGCCTAAGAATCTACAAAGGTTAGCTATCACGCTTTGGACGACATCGGCAGCATTAATGACATCGCCAGCTATGGCATCAACAAAGACAACCAGCTTATGGTCGGAGTTCAAACCTCTCTTTGGTGTATTCCAAGACGTCGCTATGATTATAGGTGCAATTGCCATTTTTGCTGGATTGATTACAATGGTGTTTAAAAAACGATTAGGTGTGCAAATGATCGTTACGTCATCGATTATTGTAGGAGGGTGTTTCTTGGTCCCTGCGGCAATCATGCTAGTATCAATAATTGGCACAATGCTTAATGGAGCCTTAGAGAATGTCTTTAATAATTTCCAACTAGAAAACTCAGTTAAGGTGAGTGGTTGATATGGTCAGGTTCGTCGGTGGTGTTGTGGTTGGTATCTTAGTAGGTTCATTTTTCGGTTGGGTTTTAGGTGTTTTCTATGCAGTTGAAGCTATAGAGCCAACTCTAATAATGAAATATTTAGCGACATTAAAGGGGTTGATGTGATGAAGGTTGTTGTAACTCCTAGAAAAAAATTATGTAAGCCGATTGAGAAGCCTATAAAACAATATAAAGAAAGATTACCCGCTGTCATAAAAATGAATTATCCAATAAAAACAGAAGGGTATCAAGTTAAACAAATAAACCAAGATGTAACAATATATCAACCTAAAATGAAGCAGACAATCGAAACATTGAAAGAGTTCGGAAACGAGAAGATAGGATTTAAAATAGCCGAGCCTAAAAATGTCACATATCGTATTCAGCCAGTACCAAGCACAAAAAACGATAAAGTGAATCTGTTTATTGATGCATACGCAAATAATTACAGACAACTAGCGCAACAATTATCCAGAATTAAATGGGATGAAGAAGGGGTTCACTTACCTGAACAGGATAAGGTGTTTTTTGAAACAGAAATTACAAATAAGGCATTTAATCAATATATCACCACTTCGGAGAATTTAGCAGAATACACAAAGCAACAAGTTGATTTTACGTGGTTTAAGTCTCCTATTTATCGAGTGAAAGAAGATAAGATTTACAAAGGTGTTCACTCAGAAAATACCATTGGATATGAGTTTTCATTGCAAAGATCTTCAGGACTTGCGCTTGATATGGTGAATCAACAATATACCGAGAAGCCTTTGAGGGAATTCTTAGAGCTTAGTAAAACTTTATTGAAAGGAGAAAAGGTGATTATCCAGTTTGGCTTTAAGTCTTGCGAGAGTGATTGGTGGAAAGATGCTGAGGCCGAAATTAAGAACAATAGGAAAGGTTCAAAACCCACCGACAAGTCAAAATTGAAGCTAGGATTTGCTGGCTTTGATTGTTGTTTAAGATTAATTGTAAACACTGCCGATAAAAGCAGGCTTGAAACTGTTGCAAGAGGGTATATCTTATCACTAAAACAATTGGATGATGATAATAAGCTTATTGAAAAGAAGGTTCATAAGAAGAAATTTGATGCCTGGTTAAATAAGAAGGTATTGAAAAGGAAAATTACTGTTCCTTACAAATTTACAAACAGATTTATCTTAACGCATCGCGAAATAAAGAACTTTATTAAGATACCACAACGTACCCTTCAAAAGGACTTTGAACTAGATGTAAACGAAAGGGAAGAAACAACCGTTCACAAGAGTCTGCTGTCAAAAAGCGGTTTAAGGATTGGTCATTCAAAAGTTGGTGATGAAAACTATCCTATCACTTTGCCCTTTAATAAAACCAAGCAAGCGTTAGACGATTTCATGAAAACTTATGTATTTATGGGAGCGCCGCGAACAGGGAAAGATACATCTCAATGCAACTTCCTGATTGAAGCAGCTAAGTTTGGTTGTGGAGCGATTGTGCCGGATGTAATTGATGAAAAAGGCAATGACAGAGGAATGGCCGATACATTAAGGGATGCTATTCCTAAAGATAAACTTATAGATGTTGATTTATGCGATACGAATTATCCTATTTATCTTGGATTTGATGACTTGATCGAGCTGATCGGCGAAGGTGGTGTTGATGAAATCGCTAGTGATTTAGTCAGGATCCTTGATCTGGAAGAACACTACGCTTCAAAATCCTTAACGAGATTAATCGCTAAAGCTTGCAGATGTAATTTGTACAACATGTTTTGTTTTCTGAAATCAGATAGTTACGCTAAAGAGGTTTATAACCAGTTATTAAGTACTGATGAACTACTTGCTATGCAGGTGAAAAACGAATATATAGATGTAACTGTACCAGCAAATGTGAAAGGCGCTGTTTTATCAAGAATAGATGACTTATTAGGAATTGGGATAGTAAAGAACATGTTTGCTCAGAAACCGTCAGCCAGATTTAATTTGAAGAAATTTATTGAAGAGAATAAGGTTGTTCTTATTAGAATGAGAAAGACAGGAGGAGTCGGTGAGTTTGGAGCAAGAGTGCTGATGAACATATTGACACTTAAGGTATTCAGAATTAAGAAGATGCTTCAGAATGATACTTGTACATTTATGGTCTTCAATGAACCGCACCAATATGACAGTAAAGCACTTACTCAAACAATGGAGGATATGCTATTAGAATGCCCTAAGTATAGGTTAGGACTATTATTTGCTTTTCATCATCCAGCTAAGCTTCCAAAGTCTCTATGGGATAACATGCAAACTGCAGCAATGAACTTCTTCTTATTTAAAAACACAAACTTTAGTGTCTATAAGGACTTAGCAGATCAGTTGAAGCCAATAGATATAGATGTAGCAATGAAAACAGAAAAATACGAATCTATATTTTTGCCATATATCAATGGAAAGCAGTTAACGCCTCTATTCGTGAAAATGCTACCGCCAGCCAAAGATCGGCAAGAAATGTATGACAATAGTGATCTAAAGGGGCAGCACGCCATAAAGTATGGTACACCTATTACAATTGTGCGGCAGTCAATTAAAGAAAGAGAAATGGCTATGTATACGAAAGAGGAAGACGGAGAAGAAAAGCCGAAATCAAAGAGTAAAAAAGCATAA